CTACGATAGCATTCCAGAAGTAAACAAAAGAGATGCTAGTCGCCAAGACGAAAAGTTTGAGGGGAAGGCAGAAATCTGGGAAATCTGGTGCGAAGCTACTAACAAAGTGTACTGGATTCAAACAGCTAACGAAGATGTTCTAATTGAAGAGACAGAGCCGCCTATCAAGTTTGAGGGCTTTTATCCTTGTTCTGTTATCAGACAAACTCAAGACCCTAATAGCGTCATCCCTGTATCAGATTACTCTCATGTTAAGGACCAAATTCTTGAGGTTGAGCGTCTTACCACTCGTATTCATGCTCTTACTCAAGCAGTACGACCTAACTTTCTTTATGACGCTGCTATGGGCGATTACCTTGAGCAGTTGTTTCAAGACGACCTTAAAGGTATCGGCGTTACCGGCTGGACCGCCAATAAGGGGCGTGGTGGCCTACAGGGAGGCATGGAGTTTTTGCCAGTTGAGCAGTTTGTAAACGTGCTTAATACACTACAGCAGAACCGCCAGGCGGCCCTACAGCAGCTTTATGAAACCTTAAAGGTATCAGACCTACTACGAGGTACATCAGAGCAATACAAGTCAGCTACGGCCAATAGGCTTGAAAGTGCTTGGTCATCCCTTGGCCTAATTGTGCGCCAGAACATGTTTTGCAAGTTTATTTCTGATGCAATTATGCATCTTGGCACGATTATTGCAGAGCAGTTTGATGAGGAAACTATTCTTGATGTTGGCGATGCTGATAGGTTAATAAGCGAAACCTTACCAACGTTACAACCTCAAATGCCTCCGGCTCAACCAGAAATTCCATTACCTGGTGAGCCTATAGAAGAACCGGAAGGAATGCCGGAAGCGCCAGAAGGAATGGAAGCACAAATGCCTGGTAATCCAGAAGCAGAAATTGAGCGTATAGAAGCTGAAATAATTAGTATTTTAAGAGATAGCAAAGAACGTAATTATCGCATTCAAATAGCCTCCGATTCTATGGTAGCTATTGACCAACAACAGCAACAGCAAGAAGGTACGGTGTTACTTCAAGCTGCTGGTGGATTCTTTGACCAAATGCGAGGGTTAGTAGAGCAATACCCGCCTTTAGCTCAGTTTAGCTTGGCTTTATTTCAAAACTTTATTAAACGCTTTAAGGGCGGAAAAGAAGTTGATGGCCTATTTAGTAAAGCATTCAAAGAAATTGAAGCTATTGCCAAAGCTAAAGAGGAAGCAGCTAAACAACCGCCACCGCCAGACCCTAAGACGCTTGAAATACAGGGCAGGATGCAAATTGCTCAGGTTGAGTCGCAAGCTAGGCTGCAAGCTACTCAAATGGAGATGCAGGACAAAGCAGTTAAGAATCAGTTGGCCTACCAAGACCAACAACTTAAAATGCAGCGCGACCAACTCGAATCCCAGCTTCGCGTTCAAGAGCAGCAATTCAAAGAGTACATGGAGCAGCAGCGCCTTGCTATTGACCAACAGGAGGTTCAAGTTAAAGCGCAGGCCGTTCAGGTTGATATGCTTAAAGTGCAGTCCTCTGCTCAAACTGAGGCTGATAAAAACCTTATTAAGCAAGAAACTCAACAAATGGCGCATATCCTTGAAATACAACGTTTAGAGCTTGAGAACATGCGGATTAAGCTATCTGAGTCAGAAAAGCTTATGGAAGAGCGCAGGCTTGCTTCTGAACAGGCATTAGAGCGAGTTAGGCTGCAAATGGAGCAGGTTAATACTCCTAAGCTAATGAGCATGGGCGGTATGACTGGCCGAAAAAAGTCCGGCAAAATAATCACTGATGATAACGGTAATCCAACAGCGATTGAAATTACCGAACAACCAGAAGTGAAAGTACAACGTATAACCTTAGATGAAGAAGGCAATCCTAGCGGGATTGAGTTAGAATAATGGCAAATGCAATTTATCCAAAAGCAAAAGAGAAGTTTCTTGATGCTCTAATTGATATTCCAACTGATACTATTAAGATAGCTTTGATAGATACTGGAACATACACTTATAACTCAGCTGATGAGTTTTGGAGCTCTGCCAGCTCTGCAATCGTAGGTACAGCGGTAACATTAGCTTCTAAGACTATCACTAGCGGCGTATTTGATGCGGCGGATGTTACCTTTACTTCGGTATCAGGAGTAAGCGTAGAGGCTCTCATCATATACAAAGATACAGGGTCAGCAGCTACATCACCTCTTATTATGTATATCGACGTAGCAGCAAGCGGCTTACCTGTAACGCCAAACGGCAATAACATTGATGTTCAATTTAATGCTTCTGGAATCTTTGCATTATGAGAGTAGAAATTGTTGGTGGAACACTTAACTATATTTCAACAGGAACCGATTGGACGGCACAAGTAACAGCTAGTGATACAGCTATTAGCATTATGTTTGCTAGCAATCTTGGCACAATGGAAATGGCCTCTGGTATCAATTACGACAATCTGGCCGCATTTATTGGGCAGGTGAAAGACGATTGCATAGCTCGTGGGATTAACTGGAGCGGAAACTAAATGGCAGCAATAACCGACTTATCAGACCTGATTAACCGATTCACTGGCGGTAACAGCGGGACTCCTGAAAATATATTTGTTTATAAAGCTCCAAGAATTAACGGAACTGCGGTAGGGGCTACTAATGCTGCTGTTGCTGGTAAGTATGTATCATTGTGGCAATACGATGGAACGCATGGTAACGGGTCAGCTCCTGGGGCAGTAGCGGTGCCAACGAATAGCACCAATGGTGCGCTGCCTATTACCAATCCTGGTGGTTCAAGAGAAAAATGGTTAACTCAAGTTTCTGGCGCTAGTAGTGCTGCGGGCGTTTTATTACTTTATGATAGGCTGCTTCATATAAGCGGATTGAGCGGAACATCTACAGCTGACCAGACAGTACAAGGCGCAAGTCCCAGTGTAGTTCTTACGCGCAATACTGGAGGCGTTGGAAATATCGTTTTTTACGAAGTGTATACTCAAATTGGAGCAACTGCGACAACGATTACAATGACATACACTAATAGCGCAGGCACAGGAAGCCGCACGTCTACGCAAACGATTGGAGGTACTGGATTTAGAAATGCTCAGTCAGGCTACATAATTCCATTAGCCGCTGGAGATAAGGGAGTTCAAGCAGTTGAAAAAGTAAAGCTTACTGCAACTACAGGAACAGCCGGAGACTTTGGAATAACTATTGCAAAGCCAATAGCATATATTCCTATTGGAACTGTCGGAGTAATGGGATTTAGGGATTTTAGCACTGGTTTGCCAGGGATACCTAAAATAGATACAGATGCTTGTTTAGCGTTTTTGTTTTTATCAAACTCAACAACTGCACCGGAGCTAACTTACGGTTTAAGTTTTGTAGAAAAATAACATGGCTCTTAGTAACTACAGTGCTTTTTACAATGCCTTGCAGGAGCAAAACTCTGTTAATGCAATAATAACAGGAGGTACTGGTGCAAACACACGATTGCATGATTTATACAGAGGAATCATAGATCCAACTACGGGCGCTATTCCTGCAATACCATCAACAGCAGTTGCATTAAGCAAATCTAATACTACAGCACTTAACTATTATTTACCGAACTACTCCCCTGAGTTGCCTTATATTGTAGGTGCAAGATCGAGCACTCAAGGCGTAATTGGTTATTATTTAGTTATAGATAGGTTGTCGCATCAAGGTGGTCTTGATGGAAATAGTGCTTTAACTCAAACTACCAATCTTCCAACTGCTGCTTTAACACGATTTACAAGCGGTGTTGGCGTAATGATAGGATTAACAATTTATACAGCAGTTGGTACCGCAGGAAGCACTGTTACAGCCTCGTATACTAATCAGGCAGGAACATCAGGCCGAACTACAGTTGCTCAAGTATTTGGAACAAGTGCAAATAATACGACAGGAAGAATGTTAATACTTCCTCTTGCCGCTGGAGATACTGGAGCAAGGTCTGTAGAAAGCGTTACTTTAGCATTAGCCACCGGAGCGTCAGGAAACTTTGGCGTAACACTATTCAAAATATTAGGGGCAATAGCTTTAGATACTACAAATAATAGTTTTACAAATGACATGATTACTGGAGGATTGCTTGGCGGCATCCCTGAATTGCAAGATACAAGTCATATTAGTTTATTAGGGGCATTTAGCAATACAACTAGCTCAGGTAACGCAACTCTCTTAATAGCAGAGGGGTAAATGGCAACTAGGAGGTTTTTTGACGGGGCGCAAATTGAAATTGGCTCTTTGCCGATTGAAGGCGCTGCCGTTCAAACTATTATCCTCAACCGCTTAGAATCTACTGCTCAAACATTTAATCCCACCGTAATTAGGCAAGCATCGAGTGTAATAACTCTTAATAGACTTGAATCAGCAGCACAGATATTTTTGCCTACAGTTACCAGGCAAACTTCTAATGTAATTACTCTTAATAGGCTTGAATCCACCGCACAAATCTTTCTTCCTGTAGTAGTTCAAGCAGGTGGCGTTCAAACAATTACGCTTAACCTGCTGGCCTCCACAGCGCAGATATTTTTGCCTACCATTACACCAACTTCTGGTATTGTTGATACATCTGACATTCTTAACAGATATAGGCGCAAGCGGTCAGAATCCAAAGAAGAGGAAGAAATTGCCGCACAACTACTTAAAGCTAGGCAAAAACGGCCACAAGTAGAACAAAAGACTAGAGAGCTACGCAACTGGAAGAAGTTAATTTACGAAGCAATTTACGGCGCAGAAACTATAGAAGAATTAGAATCTATAGAAACACCGCCTATCCCTACAGACTCTCCAGAAGTAGTTGCGGCAATTTTAGCTGAAATAGAGCAACAAAAAGCAGCAAAGAGAGCAGAGCTAGAGTTAAAGCAAGCTCAATTAAAACTAAAAATGGAGGAGGCTTCCCTTCAAGCAGTTCAATTAGAATCGCAAATTAGTAGCAAATTAGAAGAGCAAAGGCGCTCTGTAGAAGCCATACAAAAATTAAAAGAGGAAATAATGAGCCGTCATGCTATAGCTGTAGAGGCAGCAAGGCAGATGGAAATGCAAGCATTTTTGCAACTACAAGAAGCTGAACGCAAAGCTGAGGAGTTTACCCGCAAGCGAAATAACCGTATAAAGCGACTAAAGGCGCTAATGTGGCTAGCTAAAATAGATTTATGAGCAATAAATATAAATTGTTTCAATATTGTCCGATTCAAAAAAAAGTAGTTCCAATAGAAAAAGTGCAGCGCACTTCAAATGCTCGTGACCTGTTTATACAAGACGAGATGGAGCCGGTGCGTAATCCACTTAATCCAAAGGAAATCTATACCAGTAAATCAAAGCT